GCCTGTTCTACACCTGGGCGGACGTATGCAAGGAATGGATCAAGGCTCAGGGTGACCCGCTCAAGCTGCAGACCTTCGTGAACACAACTCTGGGCGAGACTTGGGAAGAGAAAGGCGAGTCGATCAAGGCGGAGTTCGTCGAGATGCGCAGCGACGGGTACATCAGCGAGAAGGTCAACGACGAGGGTAAGATCGTACAGCTGGACCTGTTGCCTTCGCCGGAGATCCTGCTGGTGACACTTGGAGCCGATGTGCAGGCAGACCGCATCGAGTGCGAGCTCGTCGGCTGGGGCCGCCAGAAGGAAAGCTGGTCGCTTGGGTACCACGTGCTCGACGGGGATACCAGCGACCTGGGCGGGCAAGTTTGGGCTTCTCTGGCCGAGGTGCTGATGACCAAGCACGGTGGATTCCCAGTTGCCTTCGCCTGCATTGACGCCAACTTCCGGCCGGACATCGTGTATGCGTTCTGCGGGCAGTTCGAAGCGGGATCGGGCGTGATGCCGATCCGCGGGGAAGAGACGCTGGACTCTGACCGCAGCTACTTCCAGATGAAGGCCGGAAAGGGTGGCGCAATGGAACGGGCGCTGCTGAACACGAACCTGCTGAAGCACGAGATCCACAGCGCGTTGAAGACCACTGTGACTGGTGGCGGCTTCTGCCACTTCCCTGGTGACTATCCCAAGAAGTACTACACGATGCTGACAGCGGAAAAGTACGGGCTCATCCGTGCCCATGGCCGAGCGGCCCGCATGGGCTGGTACGCCCGGGGCAGGAATGAGGCCTTTGACGCCCGTGTGTACAACCTTGGGGCGCTGTACCTGTACGCTCACCTGGTGTGCGAAGCGGACGGCCTGGAGGCGCTGGATTGGGACTACTTTTGGGACTGGATGGAAACTCAAGAGGCGGTGCCCGCTTAACAGTTGACGCTCTTCGGGGCAAGGAGTAGAATACTTTCATGGTTGACGCCAGCACGAAAGTGCAGGTGCTCAACTGCCGGCGGAATGCCGACACAGAAGCCCGGTCGCAATATGCGATTTCACGGGCTTTTCGTATTTCTGGCGGAGCCGCATGAGCCGGTCTGCCGCCGAGATCCAGCTCGACCTGGACGCCGCCTACGCCGCCCGCCGCAAGATTTTGGGCGGTGGTGCCGCGTCGGTCACGATCGATTCGGGCCAAACCAAGCGGACCATTGTCTATACCTCGCTGCAGCAGATTGACCGGTCCATCTGGTCGCTCGAAACTGACCTCGAGAACGCCCTGGATGATGCCAACGGCGGGAACGGTGTTGGTCAGGTGGCGTTCGTGCGGGGTGCCCAGTGAACCCTGTTTCGCGTCTTCTGGCTCGCGCGGCCCGCGGCATCGTCGCAATGTCGGGTTGGGACCAGATTCGACCTACCGGAACGTCGCGGGTGTTCACCGGGCAGAAGTTCGCGGGCTCGATGGCCTACCCCTCCACCTGGGATTTTGACAGCCAGACGCTGCGCATGCGTTCGCGCCAGGCGCACTACGAGAGCCCCGAGGGCCGGGCCCTTCTGGGCCGCCTGGCAAATGCCGTGATTGGCTCCGGGTTGATGCTTGAGGCCGCCCCCGCGTGGAACCTGATCGACCCGCAGAACAAGATCAGCGCCGATTCCCGCCGAACTTGGGTGAAAGACGTTCAAACCAGGTTCAACCTTTGGGCCAGCAGCACCGACGCCGACATCACGGGCCGCAAGACCTTCTACCAGCTGCAGAAATTCGAGTTTGTGAACCGCCTGAAAGACGGCGAGACCTTCCCCATCTTGCGGAACGCTGATTCCCTGGACAACCCGCTGCAGATCCAGTTTCTTGACCCTGACCAGGTGATGTCACCGTACACTCCTGGGTTGTCTCCTGGTGCACGCCTGATCGAAGGCGTGGAGCTGGACGAGTTTGGCGCCGAAGTCGCCATTCACGTGCAGGATCCGACCTCCCCCGCGAAGTTTCAACGCTTGCCGATGTCTGGTGACACTCGGCGTTTTGTTTTGCACCCAGCTTTGATTGAAAACGTGGGTCAGGTGCGCGGTATGCCCCTGCTGGCGCCCTTCGTTCACGAGCTGCAAAAGATCACCGACTACAGCGTCGCCGAGCTGGAAGCAGCCGTTTTGAACGCTTGTATCGCCGGTTGGGTGGAGCCCTCGCAAGAGGCTAACAGCTCACGCCCCTTGGCTGCCGGCAACGGCCCTGTGCGCAAGGGAAGCGGAACTTCCCAGACGACATCAACGACAGGCGGAGACCGGGAAACCAGCAAGGGCGCGTTCATGGACAAGCCTGGACTATGGATCCAGAACTTGAAGGCTGGCGAAAAGTTCAACAGCTACGATACCAAGCGCCCGAACGTGAATTTCGGCGACTTTGTGCAGGCAGTGATGAAGTCGGTGAGCGCGGCGCTGCAGATCCCGATCGAAGTGTTGTACATGACCTTCGGAAGTAACTATTCGGCTTCCAGGGCCTCGATTGTGTTGTTTTGGAACGTTGTCGAGGGCTGGCGCTACGACAGCGCAGCCGAGTTCCTAGGGCCAGTGTTCGAACAGTGGCTGGACGGAGAAATTGCCGCCGGCCGGATCTCGGCTGCGGGCTGGAATGTGCCGATTTTGCGCCGAGCCTGGAAGAATGCCAACTGGACTGGCCTCTCGAAGCCTTCGATTGACCCCCTGAAAGAGGCCAAGGCCTCTCAGGCCCGCGTGGACGAGGGGCACTCGACCCGTGAGTTTGAAGCGCTGCAGTACAACGGCAGTGACTTCCACGCCAACGTCGACCGGCTGACCGACGAAAACCAGCGCCTGGCCGAGGCCAGAATGCCGTTGGTGAAGCTCGAAAACACCGTTTTTAACGGGGTGGACTCCGATGGAAACCCCCTGACCGCCGACCCCACCAAAATACCCTCTGGAGCTAGCGCATGACCCTTTCTCAGATCTTCCGTTCCACCTTGGGACAGGCACCAGACGGCTACGTGGCTGTCAAAACCCTGGCGGATGATGTTCGCCACGTCGACATTTACCGGGGGCCAGAAGGTGACCTCCTTGTGGCGTTTGGACCGACCCGTGGGAACCTGTACGTGGAACCCAATGAGACTTGGGGGCACTTCTGGGCTCAGGGCAAGGACTGGCTGCAGAACTTCCGGGCCTGGAAGAAGTCACTGACGGTCGGATCGAAGGTTTACCAGGCACACGCCGGATTTGTGAGCGAGTACGTCGGTCTTCGCGACGTGATCTTCGCTCAAATCAAGGTCTACCAGCCCGGAAAGATCACCCTGACGGGATTCAGCCAGGGCGCTGCGCACGCTACGCTTTGCCACCGCGACCTACTTCACAATTTCCCCGCGATTCGGGTCTCCACCACAGTTTTCGCCAGCCCCAAAGTCTACGGGATGAGCGGCCAAATCGAGTTTGACGGCAGGGCCGCCAACAAAATCGGGTACGACTTTGAACGGATCGAGGTTTACGGGGATCCGGTGGTGAAATTGGCTCCTTGGTGGCTGAACTACTGGCACGTCGGTCCGGTTTCCAGGCTTGGGAATCCGAAGCAGGGGCAGGACTTCAACAAGTGCCATGCCCCCGAGGCGTACCTAGCTGTTTTGGAGGGCAAATGAGCGCCTCCCTGAAAGAGACCATCGCAGTTTCGCCCAGCGCGGAGCAGATCACCTGGAACATCGACGTCGCCGACGTCATGTGGCCCCTCTTGGGTATCGTGGTGGCGGTTTTGGTGTTTATCGCCCTCAAGGACAAGTTCTTCCCGAGTGTGAAGCTGAAGAATGACCAGGGCGAAGTCAGCCTTGGTGGATCGGCCGCAGCCGAGCCTCAGAGACCTTCTGGAACTTCGCTGGCAGAAGTTGGTGGACGTTGTCAGGACGAGGATCTTGTGGAGCTGACGTTCCTGCTTTCGTGGCGGACGTTCCGCGTTGGTCGCGAAATCGAAACGGCCCAATTCGACTTGGTTGACGACGAGTACAGCAACTTCCGGGCCTTCGTTTCGAAGGTTGAGTTTGACCCCGAAGTGCTTTGGCGCCACGTGGAAGACTGCATGGTGAGTGTCGTCAAGAACAACCACATTCTGCAGAGCGTGACCCCTGAAGACGAGCGCGTGGATGCGTTGTACCTGGCCAGCAAGGTCGGTTTCGTCAAACGTCGCTACCTCGAACTTGGTGTGCATTTCGACACGTGGCTGGAAGGCTGCATCACGACTTTCCTGCAGAAGATGTTCTGGAAGTTCGCCCTCATCGCTCAGGAAAAGTTCAAGGATCTAGAGGCAGACCTGGACGCCCACGGTAAGTCGTCTGGCAACCCGACGATTCTCCGCCTGATTGAACGGCTCAAGAAGGAGGCCGGAGTATGGGCCTGATCCGTGACACGTCCAGACTTGAGCCTAGGACCCGCGAGGCGGCAGAGAAGGCTCTGGCTTCTCTGGCGGCCATTGGGGTCAAGTTCTGGATCAACGAAACCCTTCGGCTGCCGGAAACTCAGGCCGCCTACTACGCCCAAGGCCGCGAAACTGTCGACCAGGTCAACGCCAAGCGCCGCGGTGCGGGGCTGTGGAGCATAACGGCGCAAGAAAACACCAAGACGATCACCCAGACCCTCATCAGCCGGCACTTGGTGGGCAAGGCCATCGATGTGGTTCCCATGGCAGCCGATGGCGGGCCGAATTGGGGCGCCACTCGCGCCGAGTACCAGAAAATCGCCGACGTGATGAAGCTCTACGGCTTCGAATGGGGTGGCGACTGGAAGGGGTCTTGGGACCAGCCTCACTACCAGATCAAGGAGTCTACCTGATGGAACCGACCAAGATCATCGAATCGGAGCCTGGTGTGGCTTCTTCCAAGCGCGTCGGGGGGCTTTCCATGCTCGTTCCCGGGGCGCTTTTGCTGTTTGGTCTGGGCGTTTACTCGATCTTCGTCAAAGCTGCCGACCCTGCCACGACGATCAACTGCGGCCAGGCCCTTTGCATCGTTGGCGCGTCGCTGTTGGGTGTCACGGTTCTGGAAGGCCTTGGAAAAAAGCTTGGAGGCACACAATGAACGGCTATTTTGGCACGACCAAGGCGATGGACCTTGGGGTGCTCGCGGCGGATACGCCTATCCTCGCGCTTTCAAATCCTGCTGCAAGCGGGAAGAACATCATCATCAAGAAGTTGACGGCCCGCTGCCTGTACACCGGCGTTGCGGCCCTTTCCAAGATCGCTTTCGGGGTGACCAGGGCGACGGGGACGGCCGCCGGCGGGAGTGGAAACGCTTCGGGGGCCACGGTTGGAAAGCGCAACCCCGGAAACTTGAACGCCAAGGCGCTGTTGCGGTGGGGGCCTGCTGCCATCACTGGGCTGACGCCTGACGCTGTGAACGACGTCAAGACCTTCCTGATGGTTCACCAGAACGTGGTCCCGGTGGAATACGTCTTGATGGACGGTCAGGACATTCCCCAGACTTCCGATCCGTTCGTGATTGTGCCGGGGACGTCTCTGGCCGTGTACACGCGGGATGCCAGCATCGCTGGGTCGATCGTGGCGGTCAACGTCGAATGGAGCGAGTCATGAAACGCCCCCTGATGTACGCGCTTCACCGGCCTATGGTCGACGTGATGATCCAGACCAGAAAAGACCTGTTGGAAGCCGCCCGTGGCATGAGCGCCGACGAAATGCGCTCTTCCAAAGAGGAAATCCTGGCTTCGGCCAGCCTGAAGATGACTCCGGATGACGCGGAGGGCGAAGAGCTGTACACCCTGGTGGGCAGCGAAGCCCATATCGAAGTTGAGGGCCTTCTGACCCCCAAGATCGACGTTTGCGGGGCCTGGGGCCTCGAGGCGGAGACGGAATACGGGTTCATCATTGCCGCCACGCAGGCCGCTGAGGCCGACGACGCAGTCAAGACAGTAGTCTACGACATCGATTCGGGCGGCGGCTACGTGGACGGGTGCGACCTGGCTGCCCAGGCGATCGCCAGGTGTATCAAGCCGACCCGGGCCGACGTGTACAACATGGCAGCCAGCGCGGCCTACTGGCTAGCCAGCCAGTGCGACAAGATCGTCGCGATGAGCCCGGACGTGTTCGTGGGTTCGATTGGCGTGGCGAGTCAGGAGATCGACGACACGGGTAACCTGGCGGCGAACGGCTTTGTCCGCCGCGTGTACTCCAGCACCGATGCACCCAACAAGAGGCCTGACACTTCGACGGACGAAGGTCAGGCCGTTGTTGTTGCTGAGCTGGATGCGATCCACGGCGTGTTCGTGGGCCGCGTGGCCGTGGGCCGTGGCACGACACCGGCGGCGGTGAATACCGACTTTGGCAAAGGCGGCGTGGTGATCGCTGGCGATGCCCTCAAGGCTGGAATGATCGACAAGATCAACGGCCGCAACATTCAACGTATGAAACCCGGCGTTGCCGGAGCTGCCGCGCAAGCGGAAGAGAACTCTTTGGAGGAAGTCATGGAACTGAAAGACCTGACCCTCGAGGCGTTGCAGCAGGGTCGTCCCGACCTGGCTGCGGCCGCCGCGAAGCCTTCCGTCGACGCGGCTGTTGCCGCCGAGCGCCAGCGCGTCGCGGATCTGGAAACCCACCTGGGCATCAATGCCGACGTGGACAACATCATCAAGGAGGCCAAGGTCACCGGACAGACCTTTGCCGACCTACAGGCCCGCATCAGCGCGGCCGCGATCCGGGGCGCCAAGCCCGCAGAGAATCCGCCCTCGGTGTCGACCGCGGTGCCTGACAATGCGTCGGCCACCGATGGCTGGACCCCGGAAGAGCGCGCCTCGGCCTACGCCGCTGGCCTGACCGACGAAGAGATCGCCAAGTATGGCCCCAAAAAGGGAGGGAAGTAAGCTATGGCACTTGCAGCTGACCGCGACTATGCCGTCGCCGGTGTGACCGAAGTGGTGCCCGTGAAACTGACTGCCAGCGTGCAGTACTTCAAGGGCGGGATTTTGCAGTTTGACGCCGCGACCGGCCTGGCCAAGAAGCCTGCCGACGTGGCCGGCGAGTTTGGCGTCGGGGTGCTCAAGAAGGGTTACCCCAACTCGGCCGCCGTCCAGGATGCGGAGCTCGAGGTCGGGAAGATCTGGGTGCCCCTGGCCACGGCAGCACAGGCGGACGTGGGTGACTGGGTGTACGTGACCGCCGACGACACCATCACCAAGACTGCGCTGGTCAGCGGTGGTCCCTGCGGGATCGTCCTGGCTGCCAAGGTGGGCGTTTCGCTGTTGGTGGACTTCCGCCGCGGTGGACCCAAGACCCTGAGCGCCTAGCCTTGAACCCCGGCCCGTATGGGCGGGGGATCTTCTTTTGAAGGATACGAATCGAAATGCTGAACAACAGCGCTTTGGCTACGGCCGAAAAGATTTTGAAGACCCAATACAACGCGGCCATCGCCCGCGTGATGGAGACGAACCCCTTCGTCGCCCTGGGAATTTTGGCGATGACCATCGAATCGGTTGGGTCGGAAGAGACCTACGGCTGGCTGGGTGAAATGCCCATCGTGCAGGAGTGGCTGGGTGACCTGACGGTCGACGACCTAGGCAACTTCCAGTATACGATCCGCAACAAGCACTTCTACACGGCCGTGGGC